GAAAACGGATAAATCAGTACTTACTGAATTTAAACTACTATCTGCATTGGCAAAGCTTAAATCAGTTCCAGTAGCGCCTATTTCAGTACCAACTTTGCCGGTCCAGCTTATAATTTCTTTGTTGTCACTCGGTTTTAAAGATATATAACCGGCGTATTGGCTCGGCAAATGTGTGTGATTGGTGTCGTGCCAGTTCAGTGCAAAACCAGATGTTGACGTAACAGGTATAGCTACTTGATCAACGGTAACATTCTGCACCAACGTTGTTGTTTGCAAGACGAATATATCTTTTTTTGTGCTGCGCTGTAAATCCTCTAGGTGAAAGGTGTATTTTACGCCGTCGAAATCATGACCGCTTTTAATGTGGGTGCTGATCAGTGCATAATCGGCGTTTGCTAAGCCCTTTTCGCCGACGTAGGTCAAAAATTGCTTTCCTTTTAAAGCTTCCTCCGCCGACCACCGCGCCGCCAACCATGCGGACACCAGGCCGTTGGTGTCTAATATTTCAACCGTCCCGCCACCTATGCTCGATAACGCTTTGATAGTGTTCAGCGCTTGGGCTGTGGAATTAACCTTTACAATTGATCCGTGAAACGTGTTAGAGCTGGTAGCGTCACTCGGCAAATCGACATCGTTGTGCGATGTAAAATAATAATTTAATGCTAATGCTATTTTTATATAATAACGCGGTTCGCGGGTGAGACGTTTATTAAGCGCCGCAAAATTGGCTGGATCAGTTCTCATGCTTCGCGCACCTTTAAATTGAGTCTGTAATGGTCCACAAGATTTGCTTCACGCGCATAATTGTGATCAATACTATCAAGTATGACGCTACGGGTATCGTCGAACAGGTCAAAGCCCTTGCGTTCGCTAAATGTAAAGGTTTGTCCTTTTTTGACAGAATCGATAAAATTTCGCACTTGTTGCAAATCAGTCACGGAGGCAGATGCATACGGAATCGGCGCAGTAGGTAGCTGCCATTCACGTTTAGAACTTAAGAACAAAGTTTCACGCACTTGGCTGATTGATTCATTAATATGACGCATGTCCTTGTTTGACTGTGACGCGCTGTTAATAATCGGGATTTCTATTTGCACCGGCGCGTCGTATTCGGCATAAGCGGCATAAGCTTCAAACTGCAATTTTTCGCGGTTATATATTTCTTTAGCATCTGCCGCTGTAAGTGCGTTGCCAATAAGTTGGATATTAACAACATCACCGCCAAAATAACTACTTCCTTCACCGTCGCATCCAATTTTCACCAATGCCGTTGTCGATGTAAAATCATCCGTTGACGCCGCGCTAGCTGCCAAGGAGCCATCTTCGTACAAATAAATAGTTCCGTTACTGCGAGTAAATACGTAATGATGCCATGTATATATTGAGGGTAGTGCAGATGTTCCAACAACGGTAGTGCCGCCACTTTTTGACATATAAACTTTATTCAGTGACGGCGAATAAATAATTGAGAATTGATTAGCCGCTGTATAATTAGATGATGAACGTTGTAATATATATTGAAATCCGCTAGTCGATCCTGTTCTCATCCAGCAACTAAAAGTAAAATCACCCGTACCAAAATCCAGCGCGCTTGTATAAGGTTGTCGTAGGTATGCTGTAGAGCTAAAGCCTGTGAATGCCCTTAAATCCGCACCCGGTGCTACAGCGACGCGACGTAGTTGTCCGTGTACTTCAAAGCCATTATTGTTTGCGGCGCTTTGATCGTCTTCGATAAGCCAACAAGATACATTGTCAATTGATGCAACCGCCGTACTAGTGCCGGTTATTTTTAAATAAATAGTTCCTGCTGAATGCACATATATTTTTCTGCGAAGCCATCCGGTTGTTGTGGTTGTTGGCGTCGATTCTGCTGTGTATATAGCAGTATTTGCCGTGGTTGTGAGTGAAATTGTTCCAGCGCTTATTGATGTAACTTGCGCGGCGAATTCATAAGTCCCGGCAACGGATAACGTTACAGACTGATATATTGATGTTGTACTACCTGGTGTTGTAATTGTCGCCACATTGCTAGCAATCGTCCATCCTGTTTCCTTTGTCCATTGTGCATCATAGCCGAAAGAACCGTTAGTAATTATATTGTATGATTTTCTAACTACTATATTATCAAATGTCGATGTGTCTGTAGTTGTTGCCGAATAGTTAACCGCCATAATGTATGTCGATGTTGCAGTAGCGACAAAATTGCATTCAATACTTGCTGCGCCAGTTGCGTATTCATTGGCAAGAGGTGTGGCGCCTAAATTATCACTGTTAACTATTCTGATTGCCGCTAATGTTGAAGTTGCAATTACATTTGCATTTACTTGATAGGCTTGCCCGATGACAGTTGGTAAAACCTGATATGCTCGACCATAAGTAGCGCTGGAATTATTATCGACTAATAGTTGCCCGCTTACTGAACTTATAACCGCTGTTCCGCTATTTTGTGATGCTGTCCAGCCCGATGTATCCGTAGTGAATGCGCCATTCATTACGATATCAGCTGCATCGACGCCGATTGTTTCGGCGTTGACGTTGTAGCATCTGAAGTTATCAATGGCTCCGACCGTAGAATTATACGCTCTAGCGCGTAACGTAATAGTGCCGGCCACAGTAACATAATATCGCTGACTTATTGTTCCATTATTGGAAATGCTAGGATAAGCACTTGCTGTAAATGTTGCGGTCCCAGCTGTATAAGAGATGTAAAAAATACCTGTTACAAAATCGATAACATCGAGCGCTGCTTCGTATGTGCCAGGCTCGGGAAAGGTTATTGTTTGATCTAGATATTGATAATTAGTTACACTACCGGCCACCGCGCTCGCTTTGCCGTTGGCTATGGTCCAATAATTACTTGCCTGTGTCCAATTGTCGCTCGATTCAAATCCGCCATCTGTAATTAAATTGGTAGGAATATATCGCGTTGCCTGATTAACGGCGGTTGCAATAATGGATTGGCTGAAATCCAGGCCGACTTTTGACGTGTAATTAAAGTTACTCATGCAATGTTGAACTCTGCCCGTTGTCCGGCTATTGTAATGTGAGCGCCGTCTTTATCGTATACGCGTTTTAATGAGTTTACCACGATATCTTCCACGTTCGCACCTAACACCGTCCCATGTATGTTAACGTTCAGATTTGTAGCATTGTTGGTTGTCGCCTGTTGCGCCGACTCCGCGCGGCTAACCGGTGCAGCGCTCGGTACGCTCGCACTGCCACTCGCGGACGCTGTACCACCACCACCAAACGACGTTGAGCGCAGTTTATTAATCATTGCGGCGGTTGCTAGAATACTTGTTAGCTCGAACGCATAACCCAACGGCGGACCGCCTATTTTAGCACCGGCTGCATAGCTGCTAATCGCTGCTTCGCGTCCTGATACCACCGCGTTCGCAATTGCCGCTGCTTTGCCGATTTCGAACACTTTCCGCGATCCTGACTCCATCAACGCCGACAAATTGCCGAACATACCGGACATAACCATCTGGCGCGTGCGTCTGTAGTCCTCGTCTTGTTGTTTGCGTTTGTCGTGACCTTCTTTCGCAATTGCAGTTATGCTGTCCTCGTGACGTTGGTTTTCCTGTTCTAGCAACAAATTGCGCTCGGCGGTATTGTTGAAAAATTCATCGCCCGCGCTGTTTAAAAAGTCCATGCGCGCTTTATGGTTTTCCGCTTCGATATCCAGCTTGGTTTTACCGGCTTCGCGGAGTTTATCAAGTTCTGTCACCGTGGAGTCATGTAGCGCTTGTGCAGCTTTTTCTTGTTCGGCGCGAACTTTTGCCAATTGGGTTTCGTACTTTTCCCATCCTTCAACCGTGTCGCTTAGTGATATGGTTTCGGTATTTTTCTTACGCTGTGTCGTCGGTTTCGCGGCGGCTTCTGCAACTACATTATGTGCTTCCGCTTGTTTTTCAAGCTGGCGCGTGGTTTTTTCTGACAACGTAAACGATTTTTCTAGTTCAGCGCGTTCGGCTTCGCGGGCTTTAATGATTGCCTTTGCAGCTTCTTCATTTCCTTGTACGGTTTGCACTGTCCATGCCGCCCATGCACCAAGCAAGTCGCCAAGATCGGTAAATTCTTTGATCCCACGCGTTACAATGTGCGTTACTTCCGTCATCAATTGCGCGATTTCACGCAGCGCCGGATCAAATTCTTCGCCAATGGTTAATGCGACTTCGGACCAAGCGCTAGATAACTTTTTTAGGTCACCGGCTAGGTTATCATTACGCACCGCTGCTTGCTCGGTTGCTGTTTTCGTCCCGGTCAATTTATTAGTTAAATCGTCTACCGCGTCAGCCTGATCGATAACGGCGTTAGCCGCCGCGATTGACTCTTGGCCAAATAACTTGGCTTTTTCCGCTGTTGTTAGATGTGCGTCGCGTAAATTATGCAGTGCGCGTGATAATCCTACAATTTCGGGGTTAAACTTATCTTCCGCTTGCGTGCTTAAACGTAACAGGATATTGCGCAAGCCTGTTCCCGCTTCGCCGCCTTTGATCGACACTGCCGCCATGGCTTGAATAGCTGCGTTTGTTTCCTCAAACGATAAGCCGGCATTTTTCGCCACCGTTCCGGCATTTTTGAGCGCTTCTGCTGTGTCGTTTATTTCGGACGCGCCAAACTTCGCGCCGGCCGCCAATACGTTGATAAATTCACCCGCTTTTGACGCGTCCACGCGGAACTGATTCATAGCGCCGCCAAGCGCCTTAGCAGCGTCCGGTAACGTCATTCCACTAGCCTCGGCTAGCGTTACGGCCTCTTTGGTAACCGCCGCAAGCGCGTCCTTACTGGCTAGCAAATCCGGTTTCGCGCTCGCCATAAGCTTAAACGCTTCCGCTGCTTGTGACGCGCTGAGCGTGGTTGTTTCACCGATCAAGCGCGCTTGTGCAGCGTAGAATTGTAAGTCTTTACCTGTGGCGCCGGTAATCGCGCTTAATTCACTGACTTTTGCAGTAAAATCGATATGCTGATCGATAACTTTTTTAAGGATTGTGGCAGCACCGGCTGCTATAGCCGCATAGGTGAGTTTAGATTGCAAACCTAACTCTTTAAGCGCGCCTTGTGTTCTGTGGGATTGTTGGCCTAGTTCCTTTGTGGATTTTTCCGCCTTGTCGCCGGCATCGCTTAGTTTATCCAGCTCGCGTGCAGCCTCGACAGTACCATCGGAGCGAATTTTAATGCCTAATTCTGTGATATCTGTCATAGTTTTTTATTCTTGTCGATGGTTAATAATAACCGGGCTTCCATTGGGGTTAGTTCTACGCCGGTTATTTGCTGGTAGGCGTGTAGATCCGCGTAGGTTAGCCGCTCCACACCACTGGCGGCGTCAATATACAACTCCCAAAGCCAGGCGTTTTCCTCGGTCAATCGTGGCGCGTTTTCCAATTCGGTTACTAACTTCCCGCGCCTGTCGCCGATACGTTTCCATGTCTCATAGCGCGATAGCAAGGCGCCGGGTTCATAACCGTGAGCGTGAAAAGCCCAGCTCGCATACTCACTTATTTTTTGGAACTGGGCTTCAAGAAATTTTTACGGTCACTGATAAAAGCGTCGGCTTGATCAACCAAATAGGGCGCATTTTCGAACAGGTCAAGCGCGGATTCATAGCAAAACAACACGTCTTGCTCACCGTTCTTCAACCCGCGCCAGTCGAGTGCCGCTTTCGCCAACAGTTCCGGCACACTTACCGATTCTTTTTTATCGAACGCCTTTCGCTGTGTTTCTTTCTTGATCTGTTCCCAGGCTTTGGAATCCAAGCCGACAAACTTAATATAAAAATCAGTCGGCTTGCCGTTCATGTCCTTAACACGCATTTCCGCGCCCGCATCATGTAGCGGGCGTGTTTTAAGGTCGTTTACGTCCATATTATGCTAAGACGCTAGCGGTCAAAGTGCCGTCGCCTTTAAACGTAAAGGTCGCGGTCACGATATTATCATTTTGCACACTGCGTTCAATCGTCATAATGGTTGCAGTACCGTTAAAGTCAATATTGCCGGTTCCGCTGCCCTCTGGAATCAAATGGAGTTCCACGGACGCGCCAACGGTCATGGCTTCTTGACCGTTGGTGTCGGTTTCATCCCAATAACATTGCACTGACCCCGACCACGATTTGGTCCCGGCTGTGTGTGTTTGCCAAGTGTCGCCTAGCACGAAATCATCGGCGGTATTTACGTTTTCACTCAGAGAAAATGAAATAACCTCCGCCACCGTGTTGGTGCTTATTTTAACTATCCCTGAATTACCAATATGATTTGCCATTTATTATTCACCTTTTAGTCGTTGTTGATAGATATCTGATTTCAACTATCCCATGATACCAGTCCGAAACCGTAAGGCAGCGCACCGTCGTGGTATTAACCGTTAGTTCTGTTACCGGCTTGAAGTGATCGGCAATTGCGTCCAGTAGCGCGACCATTGCAGACCACCCCGCGCCGGCCGGTTCGTATACATCGATCTGGAATATCCCACTGTATTTGTCTGTCGTCATCGTCGCGCCTGCTGTATCGGCCGGTAACAGCGTGGGACGGATAAACGGCGTGCCCTTGGTTGGCACATATACGGTGTTTTCCCAGGCGACAGCCGGTAAACCGGACATTGTGTTCAGGCGCGCCGTAAATGCGTTAAAAATATCAGATATTGCGGTTGACAATGTCGTTCCACTCCGTAACGGTTACTTTTACCATGCCGTGCGGCGCCTGTTGCGACCATCCGTGTTCGAGCGGTAATGCATAAGGTAAGTTATTGAAAATATGAAACTCCGGCCCGACTTGCTGGAACTGCCAAGCGCCGCGAAACGT